ATCGCCGAGGTGAGCAGGGCGCGCATCATCCGGTCCCATTCGACCGACCCGACGGTCAACCCCGTCGAGGCGGCCTGGGCGAGCGACGTCCGGTAGGTGTCGTCGCCGAGCTTCGATTGGGCGTCGGTGTACGCCTGCTCGGCCTGCGCCTTGTCCTCGTCGGACGCGCGCCGGTCACCGACGGTGCGGTTGCGTTCCCCGCCGGCGTCGAGCGCCGCCCGGGTCGCGTCGGCCTGCGCGGCACCGGCGTCGATGACGTCCTTCTCGAGCTGCGCCTGCTTGTACGCCTCGACCTGCTTGTCGAGTTCGGTCTTGGCGTTATCGGTCGTCTGCTGGTCGGTCGCCTTCTTGTTCGCCAGGGCCTGGTCGTCGAGGCTCTTGATCTGCCCCCAGTAGCCCGCGTAGACGACGACATCGCCGGTGTAGCTGTCCTGGCGACCCTTGAGGTAGTCCCGATACTGGGAGAGCGTCGTCTGTCCGATGTCGTACATCGCCTTCTGGCGGGCGTCCTCGTCGGACACCGCCTGGGCGGCGGCGGCCTTGGCGTCATCGGCACGCTTCTGATTGTCCTCGGCGATGACCTTGTTGGCGGCGACGACCGCTGCCGCCTTGTCCTCGGCGTTCTTGACCGCGTCGTCGTAGGCGCGCTGCTCGGTGTCGTTGAGCTGGTTGACGAGGTCGTACTGGTCAAGCCAGTCCGTCGACAGATCCTTCGACGCGGCGAGGCGACCCTTGGCGTACTCGCGGTACGCGGCGAGCGAGATCCGCCCGGTCTTGTACATCGCCGCCTGGATCCGGTCCTGCTCTTTGACGATGTCGTCGGCCGACGGCCCGGCATCGACCGCCACCACGTCCGGTGCTGCGACCGCGGCACCGGGCGTTGTCACATACGAGACGTTCTGGACGAGCCCGGCACCACCGGCGTACCCGCGGACCTGGCTGCCGCCGGCGAGCAATGCCTTGGTCTGCGACGCCGTGTAGATCCGCTCCCCACCGTCAAGCTGGATCAGCTCGGGGCCTTCCTCGCCGACGAGTGCGATCCCCGGCTTGGCAGACTCCCTGCCCTTGGCCGCTCCGGGGCCTGTTGGTGCGCCTATCTGCACGCCGGAAGCGGTTGTCTTGACGTAGACCGTCGCCGTTCGCGACTTGGCCAGGTCCTGCATCAGCTTCAGGGCTGCTTGATAGTCGCCGTCGGAGACATCGGCGATGAACTCCGCCTGGTGCTCACCGTCGATGTCGTCGATCGAGACGTTGAGCGTGTCGAGGATGCTCTTGGCGTTCGCCTGCCCGGTGAGCTTGATCGTCGTCTCGATCTGGTCCGGGGCGAGACCGAGGGTGCGGATGTACTCGTCGGCCGCGTCGCCGGTTATCCCGAACTGGGCGAGCTGCTCGACGAGCTGCCCGCGGTACATGTCGGCCGCCCGGGTGACCTGCTCGTAGGAGCCGCCTGAGTCCTTGAGTTGCTGGACGAGGTTGTTGCGGATCGCGTCGGCGGTGTCGAGGATCGCCCGCTGGTTGTCGCGACCCTTCTGCGTGTCCTCGGCGACCGATGCGCCGTTGTCCTTTCGGGACTGAGCGAGCTTGGCGTAGCTGTCGTCGAGGTTGAGGTTCGCCCGCTGACTCCCGGTCGCAGCGTCAGCCACCGATTCGAGCGAGGTCTTGAAGTTCTGCTCGTTGGCGTCAGCAAGCTTCGTCGAGTCGGCGGCCGCCGCCAGGGCCGCCGAGTAGCCCTTCCATGCCTCGGCGAGCTTGTCGACCGCTGGCGTCTGGTTGTTGGTGGCGTCGGTGCCGACCGCTGTTGCGCCGGTCAGCCGGTCCTGTGCGCCCTTTGCGTCGTCGACCTCTTTGCGCCAGCGCGTGATCGTCTTCGTGTCGATCCCGCGCACGCGGAGAGCGTCGAGCGCGTACTGGCTTCCGCCTTGTGCCGCAGCGTTGAGCTTCTCGTATGAGGTGACAACCTGGTCGGCGGCGTCAAGGGATGTCGCCCGGAGCTGATCGAACGCTTTTTCGGCGTCGATGGCGAACGTGTTCTCGGACCCGGTGCCGCTGAAGATTGCGTCGAGGTCGCGCTTGCCGGCCTCCATCGTTCCGACGTTCTCGGTCACCTTGTTCGTGAGGGTGTCGAAGGCGTCGAGGACCGCGAAGTCCGTCGGGGTCTTCGCGGTCGTTGCGAGGAACGCGTTGTATTCGTCGGTGAGGTCATGGATGCCGCGGATGCTGTCGGCTATCGCGAACTCGACCTCGGCGACGGCCATCAACCCGAGGGCGATCCCGACACCGGCCGCGGCCTTCCCGAAGTTGTTGAGCGCCCCCGAGGCGTCGGTGAACCGCCCCTGCATTTTGATGGCCTGCCCGGCGATCAGCGAGATCGCCCCGGCGGAGCCAACCGCCGCGGTCCCGATCGTGAGCAGTTTCCCGGCGGCCCCGTCGGAAACCCCGTTGATCTTCGCGATCGCCGACGCGGCCCCGCCGATCGCGGATGCGAACTGGCCGATGACCGGGGCGGCGCCCTTGCCGATCGAGTTGATGAGATCCTCAAAGCCGTCGTGCAGGCTGTCGAGGCTGGCCCGGTAGTCCTTCGCGGTTTGCAGTTCGGACGGGTCGATGATCTTCGCGTCGGAAACCTTGGCGAGGTCCGATTGGATCTTGTCCGACCCCTGCCCGATCAGCTCGGAGAGTCCGGTCCAGCCCTTGCCGAGCAGCGCGGTCGCGGCCGCCGCCCTGTCGGACGCGTTGGGGATCGCGTTGAGCCGGTCGACGACGCTGAGGAACGTGCCTTGGACGTCGACGCTCCCGTCGTTCGCGAGCTTGACCGCGACCCCGTACTTGTCGAACACCTCGGGTGTTGCCCCGAGGGTCTTGTTCATCTTGTTGATCGCCGACGACAAGGTGTCCGAGGAGATGCCGATGTCGCCGGTCACCTCGATGAGCCGTGATGCCTGCTCGACGGTGGTCCCGGTCGTCGCCGAGAACTTTCCGGCGGCCAGGGCAAGGTTCTCGAACGAACCGGCGGCCTTGATCAGCGCACCGCCGATGGCGCTGGCCGACCCGACCGCCGCAGCCCCGAACTTTGTCAGCCCGGCGGAGGCCTTGGTCATCCGCGATTCGGCCTTGCCGAGCTCGGTGTCCGCGGTGGAGCCGACCTTCTTGAACGCCGACACGGCGTTGTCTCCGTTGGCGGAGATGATCCATTGGAGGCGTTCGGTCAGGCTTGCCATCTCAGCGTGCGCCTACCTTCTGCTTCTTGGGTCGAGCGGGCACCGCCGGGGGCGGTGGGACGACAGCGGCGACACCACCGTCGGGACCGTCGTCGTCGGGGAGGTCGAGTGTCGTCACAGCAGCGAGCAGGTCAAGCGCCTTGGCCCGCGACAGTTCACGCAGTGCTACCTCGACGGGCTTGTGCTCGTCGAGGGTGATGAACGCGGCGAGGACACCCATCAGGGCGCCCGGACCGGCGAGCGGGTTGCACAACCCCCAGTCGTCGGCTCCTGCGAGCTTGACGATCACTGCGACGTGTGCGCCGGTGAGGTCGGTCTCCGCCCAGACACGGTCGCCCCAGCGGAGCACCCACGTCGAGGCCATCAGCCGAACACCTTGGCGACAGCGGACACCGTCGCGTTACGCAGGATCGCCACAGCCTTCGGGGTGCCGGCGGCAGTCCCCTTGTGGAACAGCATCTTGCCTTTCGTGCCGGGGTGGACGACCGGGCCGCGCACACCGTGCGCGTAGTTGGCGCCCTTCAGGTAGCCGCCCTGCGCCGCACCACCGACGACACGCACCCGGGCCCGCTTCCAGTTCGACCGGCCGATACCGATCAGGTGCGTCGGGGTCGGATACTCGATCAGGGGCCACGGGCCCGTGCCCTTGCCGGTCGCGATCGGGGTGTCACCGCCGGTGAAGGCGAACGACACACCGAGCGCCGCACCCCTCTTGCCGACGTTGCGCATCCGTGCCGGTGACACGGCGAGGATCGACGACTTCAACTCCGCCGCCGCGGCCCGGACCGCTTTGGCTTGGGCGCCCTGCACCGCCACGCCGACCTGGGTCATCTTCGCAGCGACCTGGGCCGCCGACGTGACGGTGCCCATCAGCCGGCCTTGAAGACCGGGCCGGCAGCAGCGAAGTTCCCGGAGATCGTCACCGCACCATCGACCGTGCCGTCGAGCGACATGTCGAACACCCCAGGCCCGTACCAGTACTGGGTGATCGTCCCCCGGTCCGGGTACAGGTAGAAGTTGCGGGCGATCCCGTCCGTCGCCGCGGTGTACAGCTGCGCCGAAGCGTTGTCGTAGAACCCGCTGTAGGAACCCTTGACGTCGGGGAGACCGGCGACGTTCACCTTCGACACGTCACCGAAACTGGTGACGTCGATGATGTTCACCGCGAAGTCCAGCGACCAGTGGTTGAGGAAGGCGATCGGTGATGCAAGACCACCGCTCGTCATCGAGGCGTACAAGATCCCGTTGCGCCCTGCGATACGTGCCATGTTCATTTCTCCTTGTGTTCGACGCCTGATGGCGCGTGCCGTGGTTAGCGGATGGTTGTCGGTGCCCCGTCGATCAACGCCAGCAGGTCTGCGGCGGTGCGATCGAAGGTGCGTGGTGCGATCGCTGTGCGCGCGCCTGCTGCGGCGACGGTTCGTTCGTCGGGGTGGGCGAGCCACCAGCGCAACTGCTGCTCGAACTCGGCGGGGGTGGTGAACGTCGGCAACATCGGGAACAGGGCGTCACCTTCCGGGCGTGGTTCCCGCAGGAAGAACGCACCGCACGCGGCGAGCTCGACCTCACGCGGACCCATCGCCCACCCGGCCGAGGTGCCACCCTCGGTGGTCTCCTTGCGGTACAGGTTCGCGGTGACCTTCGCGGCCCGGTACATCTCCGCGGTGTCGGCGTTGTCCATGCACCCGGCCGGCTGCCGAGCCCGCAGCGGTGCCAACGGTGAACCTTCGTCGACGAGTTGCCAGTTCCCGGCGAACCGGGCGTCGATCCCCGACCAGTCGACCTGCTCGAAGAACTCGATGCGGCTGGGGAACCCGGTGCCGACGAACGCGAAGTCACACACCAGATCCGGGTCCGCCGGGCCGGGATGGTGACGGGCAGGATCGTAGGAGTGCGGCAGGTACCAGGTGCGCCCGTTGACCTTGCGGAACTCCTCGAGGTTCGTCGGGTCGTTGAGGATCACCGTGTCCACGTACCGGGCCGGGAGCGCCTGCTTGTCGTCCTCGTACGGTGACTCGGTGCACCACAGCACCTTGTGATGCGGGCGGCGGGCGAGCACACCCCACGTCTCGGGTGGGATGAACATCCCGGAGACGACGACGATCACGTCCGGCCAGAACTCGTAACAGGCGGCTTCGATCCCCTTCGCAGCGAGACGGATCGACGCCTCGGGGGCGAACGCCGGGATGAACTTGCCGTCGCGTTCGAGGTGCGCACCACCGTAGAACGCGAGCCGGTCGTTGTAGTTGAACTCGGCCACCTCGGCACCCGCAGCGCGCAGGCCGCCGGCGAGCCCGTCGTTCACATCGGACACACTGAAATCCGCGCCGGGATGAACGAGCAGCACCCTCATTGGTCGACGATGGGGATGATCGGTTTCGGGTCAGGGTCGATCGGTGTGTCGACGGCTTCGGTCGTGGTCCCGAACATCCCGAACACTGCCGGTGACGTGTCGGACGGGCCGACGTCCACCCATTCGTAACCGTCAGGGTCGGGGGCGGAGTCGGGGGTTTTGCGGGCGGTCATCGGTGTCCTTTCACAGTCGGATCGCGGTGCAGCGCACATCCGGCCCGTACACGTCGACGTGGACGTTGCGGAACCGGGAGTGGTTGAGCCACCGGGCCAGTTGGGGTTTGGTGACGTTGCGGTAGAACTCGCCGGGACGTAGCGGGCCACCGTCGACGGCGGAATGCTCGGCCCGTCCTGGGCCGGCCATCGTGGCGATGAACAGGCCACCGTCGCCGAGGTGCCGGTAGGCGTTGGAACACATCGCCTGGCACTCGGTGTCGTCGGCGTGCTCGAACACTTCGGCGCAGACCACCACCTCGAACAGTTCGCCCGGCACGTCGACGCTGGCGGCGTCGGCGACGATGTCGGCACCGGGTCCGGGTTCGATGTCGACCCCGACGTACCGGCCGATGGTCGGGACCAGGTCGCGCACGGAGCCGTTGACGTTGCGTGACCCGAACTCGAGGATCGAGGTGACGTTGGCGGGGAGGACGGCGTTGATGTAGGCGAACGCTTCGGCGTGCATCAGTAGTCCTGGCGCAACCAGATCTCGACGGGCACGACCCCCTCGTACAGGGCGGCGTTGGTCTCACCGAGCGGGACCATCCGCGACGTCCCCGGGTTGCACGCTTCGACGAGGCCGTCGAGGGTCGGGTTGGCACGGATCGCGTCGACGATGCTCGAGGTGGTCCCGGTCCCCGCCGACAGCAGGTCGTCGATCAGGATCATTGCGTCTTCGGCACGCCCCGAGGCGCAGGCCCGCACCAGGAACCGCAGGTCGCATTCGGGGTTCATCCCGAGCGTCTGGAAGTAGTTGGCGTACGGGTCGTCGGCGGTGACCGCGATGCACGGCAACGCTGGCGACTCGGGCAGGTACGCGTACACGTTCGGGGTGCGGGTGATGCTCGCCTTGATCGTCGCCGCCAGGGCACGGCGGATCGCCTGGATGTCGAGCATCAGCCGATGCCGACGTGCAACGAGTAGGGCTGGATGCGGTCCCACACTTGCGGGTTGGCGCGAGCCCGGATCCCCGCGTACTCGGTGAACGCGGCGATCCCGAACGACACGTCGCGGTTGGCGAGGATGTCTTTGGCGAGGATCTGGCAGGCGGCGACGATCGGGGCGGGGATGACGTTCCAACCCCAGCGGGCGGTGACGTTGACCGACGCCCAACCGCAGGCGTCGTACCAGCCGCCGAGCCGGCGGATCTCCGAGTACGGGCGGTACTCACCGGACCGGCCAATGCTGTTGACCGGTTCGAGCTGGTAGCCGAGCACGTCGACGAGCACCCCGTTGTCGTTGATGGCGGTGACCTCGACGCAGTCGTCGATGAACAGCAGGGGGCCACCGCGGGGCGCGTACAGGCGTGGTGTGGCGACCAGGTCGGCGATCTCGACGCGACGGTCGATCGCCTCGTTGATCCCGACCCCGGCTGCGTCGAGCGCAGCCTGGAGCACCGAGTCGTCGGCGAGATCGACACCACGGTTGACGCCGACGTACGTCTTGAACTCGGCCGCGGTGACGAGAGCCACCTACTTGCCTTCCCCTGACCCGACGCGCCTGTCCGATGTCCCGCGCGCCTTGGCCCGCTCGGCGAACGTTGCGCCCATCGCGGACGGCATCTCTCGTGCCGGGGCAGGCCTGTATTCGGTCGCCTTCGTCGGGTCGGTCTTGACCTCGGCGTCGTCGTCGACAACGTCGTCGTCGGTGAGGTCAGCTTCGTTCTTCTTGGTTGCCATCATCAACTCCTGTCGGTGTGGTGACGGGGGGACCAGCCGTGGCCGGCCCCCCCCGTCGTGTTGTTGATCAGACTGCGGTGACCGAGCAGAACGCCTCGGAGTCGAGGACCCCGAACGCGGCGCGCATCTCGGCCAGGATCACCAGCAGGTTGCGGGTGAAGAAGTCCATGTGCGAGTCGGTCATCGTGATCGTGACGCCTTCGCGCTCCCACAGGACTGCCTGACGGAAGTCGCCGACGAGCGCGGTGTTCTCGGTGATGCCCTCGGACACGACGACCTGCAGACCCCACAGGGTGTTGAGCTGGTCGATCGACGCCCGCGGGTCACCGATCAGATACCGGCCCTGGGAGTCCTTGGCGGTGAGGAACCCGGTGGAGAACCAGTCGTTGGGGTGGATGACGATCCCGGTCGGGCGGCGGCGCCCGGTGACTCGGATGCTGCGAATCGCGTCGACGATGGCGTCGATGTCCGTTCCGGCCGAGCCGACGGTGAGGATGCCGGCGTTCATGATCCCGGTGAAGTTCTCGCCGATCCCGTTGCCGGTCAGCATTTGCGTCTCCAGTGCCTCCTGGAGGCCCTGCTCGAGGAACGCGTCGACGAGGGTGCGGACCTGCCCTGCGTCCGACGCTGCGCGCTTGGTGATCGGGATCCAGTGGGCGATCGTCTTCACGGTGGTCGTGACGACTTCGAGGGCCATCGCCGACTCGGGCTTCTGGCCAGCGCCGACGGCGACAACGTACGGGCCTGGGGTGGCACCGCTGATCGCACCGGGTGCGGCGTTGGCGGCCTCAGCGGTGGGAGCAGCGTTGTTCGTCTTCGAGGTGACCCGCACGTACTCGACGGCGTCGGACAGGGTGCTGCCCTTGGTGACGAGGTCGGCAACGACGAGCTCACGCATCGGGGCGAGGTCGGTGATCGGCGCGTACATGTCGTTACGGACCGCGGCGCCGGCGGATGTCACTGACGAACCACTGATCAACGCCTTGGCCCCGATCCCGGAGCTCCACGTCGGCGACTGCAGACCCTTGGTGGACGACGGGATGACACCCTCGGGGCCACGGGCGTAGCGACCCTTGAACCCGTCGCGGTACTCGGCCGACTCGGTGAACAGATCACCGAGCGACTTGCCGGCGGGGAAGGCGATGCGCCCGTCGTCGGTGCGCTCGACGACGTCCGACAGAGACTTGATCGCGGTTGCCGGTGCGTCGGCCAACGTCTTCAGGAACGACGAGGTGTCGGTGAGCAGGTCGCTGGTGGCCTTGCTGTCGTCGAACGCCTTCTTGGCGTCGCGCACGGCGGCAGCCTTGACGAGCAACTGCGCCTGGTCGTCGGCGCTGGGGGCGACGCCCTTGGCGTCGAGGTGGTCGGCGAACGCCTGCAGGTCTGCGGCGGCGCGCTCGAGGGTTTCACGGGTGGTCATGGGTTGACCTTTCGGGGCTGGGAGTGGGGTTGTGGGTTGGCCTTCACAGGCCGAGGGCGACGTCGGCGAGCAGTGCCCGCGTCGATGCCCGGTGGTCCACTTCCACGCTCGGTCCAGCGGGCTCGGCGGGAGACTTGACGTCTGCGGCTTCGGCGGCCTTCTCGGTGGTGTCTGTGGGTTCGGCGTCCGTCGACGCCGCCTTCGCTTCGCAGGCCGCACCGAGCGCGGTGAGCGCGTCGTGCGCAGCCTGGAGGAGCGAGAGGTCGTGTGTGCTGTTGCGGGCGCCCGACTTGGTGTCGGCACCCATGGTGGCGTCGATCACTTCGGTGACAAGCGACTTCGATGCGGTGATCAACGCGTCACGGTTCGAGGGGATCCCAACGATGCCGGCGTTGAGCAGCTCGCCTTTGCGGAGATGGTTCTTGCCGTCTGCGTCGTCGACCTGCCAGATCCCGCCGGGCATGAACGCCACCGACATCGTGCGGATGTGGCCTTCGTCGACGAGGGTGCGGACCATCTGCGCGAGCGGGGTCGACGCGTACGTACCTTCGAACTTGAGGGTGTCACCGTCGTAGTACGGGCGCCCCGAGCCGACGGTCTTCTCGACGGTCATCGCGTGGTCGATGTCGATGGTGATGTGGTCAGGCAACGGTTCGAACGCCCTGGCGTCGATGACTTCGTTGTCACGGTCGATCGTCGGCATCGACAGGACCGCTTCGAACGAGCCGGGACCGTCCTTGGTCGGGCTGGTCGACTTGATGGTGGCGAGCAGCTTGTTCATCGGGCCTCGTTTCGCAGGATTGCCGCCAGGAACGTCCGCACAGCGGCGATCGGGGTGGCGGTGGACTTCCACTCGTCGAACAGGACGGCGAGCGCTGGCGGCTCCACAGCGACGTCGAGCTCGTCGAGGGTTTGGCATCTGCCGAGCCGGCCGAGCAGGGACCGCACCGGGGCCGCCGGCAGCATCGGCATCGACGGCATCGGTTCGGTTTGCATCGGCTGCAGCGCGGCGTTGGCCATCAACGTGTCGGACCCGTCGATGTACGGCAAGTTCTCCAACTGGCGAACCTCCGCAGGGGTCATCCACCCGGACTGGATCGCGGCCTGGTAGGCGGACGTGCGCGCTTCGAACGAACCGCGCAGCACCCCGTCCATCAGGAACTCGGCGTAGACGTCGGCAGCGAAGTCCGGTTCGACGTCAACCCGTTGGAACCGGCCGTCACGCAACTCGAAATCAAGGGTTGATTCGAGCAACCCGAGCTTGGGGGCCATCGTGTCCCGATACATCGACCGCATCTGCTCGGTGATGTTCGAGAACGTGGCGTGATCGAGGATGTGCACCACCGGCGGCGGCACATCAAACGCCGCGCACACCTCCTCCCGGTTCAGTTTGCGCGACTCGACGTACTGCAACTCGCCGACGTTGAACGGGATCACGGTCGCCTTCATCCCCTCCTCGAGGATCGCCGCCTTCTGCCAGTTGTCGACACCACCGTGGATCTCCGCCCACTGCGCCGACAGACGCTTCACCGCCCCGTCGTTGAGCAGGCTCGGATGTTCGAGGATGATCGACGGACGACCACCGTTGCGCCACAACGCCGAGTTGGCCCGCACCGACCCCTGCTCGTTGTCGAGGGTGGAACGCAACGGCTCGAGCGGCGACATGCCGCGGGTGAAGTTGTCCGGGTCGAACAGTTTGAAGTGGACCAGGTCCCGCCGGGCGATCTCGAACGTCGCGACCGACGACTGATACCACCAGCGGACCTTGTCGCCACGAACCTCGCTGTGCACGAACTGCGGGTGGAGCGGAACGAGCTCGACCGGGCGGCCGCCCGGGTCGCGCTGCTTGCCGAGGAACGCCTCACCCTGGATGTTGACCGTCGACGACACCCAATGCCAGAACGTGTACGGGTCGATCAGGGTCGACGGGCGACCGAGCAGCCGACCGTACGGGGTGTCCGCAGCCGACACCCGACCGGCACCGTCGTCGCGGTACACCTTCAACGGCAACCGCGCCGTCGCATGAGCGATCTTGTCGACGAGCACCTTCACCCACAACTGGCTGCGGTACATCGCCGAGTAGGACTGGATCCCGCGCAGCAACTCCAGCCCGTTCCACGTCGACAGCGACCCGAGATACGTGACCCGGTCAGCCGACTTGACGAGCGCGCCGTTGCTCTGGAACATCAAGCGCTCCTATCCGACGAGCTGGATGAACAGCACGTCAGCGATCAACACGACGAGCTCGCCGTCAACAGGGGTGGGACTATCGGCGCCGTCGGCAAGATGGGTGACGTTGCGCAACACGACGGCGTCGGGGTCGTAGTCGTAGAGCACCCCCCGAAACGACGAACCGCCCTTGAGCGTGATGATCACCGTCGCCCGCAACCGCTGCTTGAGAACGTGGCGCATCAGATGACCACCATCCCCCGCGACTCGCTGTACGTCGTCTCCGGTGAAACGGACGGCAGTAACGCCCGGGCGATCGTGACCGCGACCAGCGGGGAGATCGGCACCGTCGCCGAACGACGATCCCACGCCCACGCATCACCTAGCACCCGCTCCGTCGCGTCGCCGGCGGCGACGTCGAGCGGACCCTGACCGGCCGGGCGACGCAACCGGCCCTCGAGCACATCGGTGAAGAACCCGCCGCACGCCTGCACGTATTCGCGGGCACCGAGCTGCACGAGTTCGGTACGGATCCCGGCCGCCTTGAACGCCGCCAGCACCGGACCGACCTGCGCGCCGGCCGGCCCAGCACCGTTGCACGCGACCACGGTCGGGTTGTGCTCGAGGACCAGAGCGACGAGCTCGGCCGCCAACCAACCGGCACCCTGCCGGTGGACCTTCACCTCGACGTACGGGGACTGCAACGTCCCCGCCGCCCAAGCGATCGACGACCACTCACCGTCCTTGGTGATGTCGAACGTCAACACCACCATCGGCACACCCGTCGGCAGATCAGGGCCGACCGTTCTCGCCCACTTGTCGGCCGGCAACTTGATCGGCTTCGACTTGGTGTCCTCCGGCAACGGGTCCGGGACACCCAACCGCTCCCGGGCGAACTCGTCGGGCAAGTTACGCAACGCGTCGAGCTCGGCCTCGATGAACTCCTCCGAAATGCGGATCCCCAGCGCCGGGTTCGCCGCGTACCACGCCTCCCGGTCCTCGATATCAACGCCACGCTCGTGGCCCCACTCAGCGAAGAACAATCGCGACGGCACCTCACGGCGTGCCCGCTTACGTAGGCCGTGCAACACCACCGACGACGCCATCGGCGCCGACGACATGTACCACACCTGCGGGTTCGGACGCGCTGACAGCACCGGCAGCAGCGCCCCCATCATCTGCGGAGTCAGAGCGAACGCCTCATCCAAGTACACGGCGTCACCGGACATCCCACGACCCGACCCCGACGAGCGGGCCAAGAACCGCAACCGCTCCCCCGTCTTCAACTCGATCGACTGCTCACCGGCACCACGACGAATGCGAGCTACTCGAGCGTCAAGCTGCGGAGACGACTCGATCAGCTGCACGATCCGCAGGAAGTGCTCAAAGCACGTCTTGAACTCGTGCGCCGTGTGGACCTGCAAACGCTCGTGGATCAGGAACAGGCCAGCGATCTGGCGGGCCTCAAGAATCGATCCCTTTCCGTTCTGCCGGCCGACCAGCACCGCCACCTCGAACGCCGACCACTGCCGGTCAACCTGCTCGGACAAGGCCTCCTCGAGCACCCACTGCTGCCAGTCGTCGAGGTACAACCCGGCGATCGCGGCCAGCTTGCCTGCGTCAGGACCGGTGCTGGCGTGTCTGTCGCTTGGCAGGTGCAGACAACTCGGCCGCTGCGAGCCGATCCGAACGTCGCTGATCAAGCTCATCGAGAGACGAGACCTCCTTCGCAGCGCCGAGCTCCTCGAGCTCGACCAGCACCGCCGACAACCGACCTGCGATCTGCGCGACCACCGCCGCCGGCGCATCATCCATGTCGACCGCCAACTTGTCTCGCATCGCCTCGAGCGTCTTGCGACGATCGCCGGACACCGCTGCATCTGCGATCGAAGCCATCTCTCACCCCACGAGTCGAAGTTGGTCGCCCGTCGGACCAGTGCGGTCGCCCTTCAGCGAGTTGCACAGGAAGTGAGCGCACTGCACGTTCGAAGGCACATCGTCACCACCCTGCGCCAACGGAAGGATGTGGTCGATCACCGGCGCCAACGGATGCGGCACCTTCGCCCTGCGACGCACCTTCTTCCTGCACAACTGACACACCCAACCGTCACGCTCATGAATGACGATCGCCTTGTACGGCGCACGCAACGCCCCACGTTTCCGGGCTCGACGCCGGCGCTTGGATGCCGCTCGCTGTACTCGCCTGGTTTCGGCACGGCAGCCGGCGCAGGCAAACGCCCGCGTCGACGTCTTGTCCATAGTCTCACTCGCGCCGCACTTGCAGACCCGCACGACCGTGCCACCGTGCACGCCCAGCAAGTACAGACGGCACATCTGCACCGGGCAGTTGACCTTCCCACGACTCGCCACGAACACCTCGCGACAGTGCCGACATGACGCAAACGGGATCGTTTGCACCCACCACCGGCGGGGGTCAACCGGTGACGACAACCGGACCAAACCACGACTTGCCATCGAGCATCGCGACGAACAGTGAACCTGGCGAGCGGTGGTCTTAACGAACGACAGACCGCACCACGGACACTCGCCTCGTCCCCGGTTGGAAGGAACACGCACCCGCCTAGAACCACAGAGACGAGAACAGAATCGCTGCCGTTCGACGAGCGGCAGGAAACCCAACCCACAAGTGAGGCAGCGCCGCTCAACCTGGTCGCCTGCCTGGGTCCATCGCCCCACTACGTCAGCCCGAGCTTGGGCATGTGTCCGAACCTGACGCCCCGCCAACTCCTGCCGTCGCCGGTACGCCTCGCGGCAGTAGGCCAAGTAGCACGCCTCACAACGAGCCTGAGCGCTGCCGGCCTTCAGATAGCCCGGACCCCGCTCGACCCACCACAGCATCGTGGGGTCGCCGCAGACGCGGCAGTTACGATCCTGCACGTCGGAACCTCCTGAGGGTTCGGACCGGATCCCGGGGCGTGCCAACGCCGCCGGGGTCACTTATTGAGGGTGGTCAACCCCCCGGTCATCGGTAAGTAATCGCAGCGCGGCGAGCG